ATGAGGGTCCGTTCAAGTAATAGTATCCTTGAACAACTTTTACATAAGTATAGTTTACCCCCTAGTGAAACAATTAGTCCTGTAAAAAAAGAGGACAAAAACAAGCATAAAAAAATCTTTAAAGTATTGATTTTAAAAGGTTTATGTTATCATAAATCACGTATCTAAAATAAGTACACTACAAAATAATTTAAAATGAGAAGAAACACAAGGTAATGTGAAGTTGAAAGGATGATATACATTATGAGTAACGAGCGATCAAAAATCGTGAGTTTCCATACTCTAGGTTGTGGAGTAGTAAACAATAATATGATTGCGTAGGAACCTATTAATATCAACGTCTCACCCCCTTGGATTTTTCCCTCTAATTCACTACTTTTTATATTAAATCGCCTCTCCTATTGTCTTTAAGATTTCTAAAAACAATGGACTTAGGTTTATCAATACATAACCTAAACCAGCATTCATAATCATTGACCACGCTTTTTCAGAATTTCCAAGCATGAAGAAGAAACATGCACCTACCATGATCACTGAAGCTATAGGAAAACTAATTGCTACTAATATTTGAATCACAGGATCTAAAGCAGTTGCTAATATTTCTAAAGACTTATCAGCAATGATTCCAGTATGTTGAGGTATTGTATTAACAGGGATTGTGGATAGTGTGGATGGTATTTGTGCAGTGACTGGTTCTATTGCTTGTTGTATTGGTGCACTTACAGGTATAGCTGCGGAGGAATAAGTGTTATTGAATTTATTGAACATGAATAGTCCAGTGCCAATGGCTGTTAATGTTGGAACTGATGCAGCCAAAGCTACATGTCTTAAAGTTGCATACTTTTCATCACTTTCAAATCGATCACTGTAATCCGTGTATTCATTAAACGGTACCACTTCAGGTTTAATACGTTTCTTAAACATCTATATTCCCCCTCTAATTTCATTAATTGTGTACACCTTGCACTTTAGCCCTCCACAGGATGCTTCTAGCTGTTGCCTACGCAATTCTGTTGTTGTTAGCCATACAAGTGTTGGGTAATAACCTAATTGCTTCACAACGCTTGGCATGAGCTCCTTATAGCTTTTAATCTTTTCGCGATTTTCCTTCATCGTTTGAATATTATCAACCTCTAAAAAATGTTGAAATCCATTTCGTGAGAACATGCTATCCACAACGATACTATTGGTGCTATCCGATATTTTGACTTCATTCTTCCAGTCATGCGGACACTTATAAAATAGCCAGAATTCGTTTCGCATGATTGTATGTTGAACATGTGCATTTTTCCTGCGAATCTTGTCACAGTCAACATACAGTCGCCCTAAATTGTTGAGGTAATAAATTGTTTCATAACTATTCCGAACGGATGATAGATAGCAGGATAAATTGTGGAGGACCCTATTTGTATTTCGCTTTTTACCTAAATTAAAATACCGACTAAGCTGATCACGCGTCATAAAATCAAACTTCTTCAAAAGTAACAGTATCTGTTCGTCTCGGCTGGATAGCTGTTTCTTCAACGCGCTCCCCTTTCGTAATGATATGAGGTTGAATAGTATCGTGGATAATTTGAGGTGTGATTAGTGGTGTTTGAAGTATTTCTCTTTTGTCGGCTGTTTGGTAAATGGCGCGACCTTTAATCATTGGTAATGACTCGGCACCCTCTGTATCCAGTACAACCCTTGAAGCTACTCCTGATTGCACTCTAAAACATAGCTTGGCATCAGCATTTTGCTTAACTTGTCTAGGGATGACGTCACCTACTGGATACTGCGTGGCTACAACTAGCCTAAAGCCTAAGCCTGCACCTAGTCGTACGATCTGTGACATAAGCGTCTGGCATTCCAGTTTTAATCGTTTCTCTTCTTTCGTCACTGCTTCTGCTGCATTCAATTCGCCTACTTCATCAATGACAACAAAGTAACGTTCCTTTATCCCTGCCTCTTGTACATTCTTCTTTCCTATGCGCTTTAATTCACGTTGTATATGCCGCATTTGATCATATGCCAACTGTAATGTGTGGAGGGCATCATGTGGTTCGTAGGCAATGGAAATCGTTTGTTTAATATTTTCATAGTCGCACAGTTCCACTCCACCTTTTAAATCAATTAGGTAAAGGTTGGTGTGCTCTGGTACACACTGTACCAGACTGCAAATAGTCGAATTAATGAAGTTACTCTTTCCATACCTTGTGGCACCACCTAAAACTACATGTGGCACCATTTCAAAGTTATGATACTTAAACTCATTCATAGCCCTAGTAACGCCTACTGGCACACGCCAACCTTTGCCTGAAGTATATGGCACTTCCTTCGCTAATGGCTTTTCATACACTCGAACAATTAACAGACCATCATAAGACAATTCAATTTCTTTTTGCTCCGTCAGCTTTGCCTTCCACAATTGTTGAAGTTGTAGAAGAAGGTCTCTGTTTAAATCCAGTTGTCGTAAATCATTAAAGGTAATATTCTTTCTACGATTATTCAGCCCATCCTCAAAGACCTTTAGTTTAGCTTCGTAATCACTGAATGAGCGACCAAACGGAATCCTGTACTTATATTCCCAACCCCACTCATATTGTTTTTTCTTAACAAGTTGCGTGGTTAATGTATCTTTACCATCTCGAACATTTAATCCAGACAAAGACATAATGCGTTGGATCTTCCCTGAATCATTTGAGGATAGTCCCCTGTGTTTTTGAAATGCCTTTAACGCAATTCCACCCATCAATCCAGTTGTTAATATTTCAAACAGCACACTTTCACCCTTTCTTTTTTAATCAGCGTCACGGTTCTCTTACATAGTAAGAATCGCATATAATGAGCAGTCTAAAATGAAGTGCAAACCATTGATACAACAACATCTCACATATGCCCGATGTAATTCTCACATGGCATTAAATAAGGCACAGTATCGGGTATACGAATGGGCATAAAAATCACCATTCCAACCAGTTATCCAATGAGGCAGTACTTATTGATTGTGGACGGCTATCACGCTCATTCAGCCAGTTATAGAAAGGCACAGGACGTTCTTTAGCAGGAGTTTCTTCTATAGATGAAGATTTGTCAGGCTTCACTTTCGAACGTCCTACAGCCTTGTTATATGCTCCTGTGAATACGGCTCTTAATGTGCTTGCAATAGTTAAAGTACCTTCTTTAATGTCCATAGCAATTTTAAATAGCACGTTCTTAGCTTTTATAAAGTCAGGTGTGTTTTGAACCTGTGCAACTAATACAACTTTGTGTAACTCATCTTTCAAGTTGTCAGCTAAAGGCAAGCTATTCATGAAATCAAATAGCATCACCTGATATTCATTCATGTATTCCTTACGAGCTTCTTTTTCAGCATGTGCTGATTCATATACTTCTTGTAAATTGCTTGTTTTAAAAGAAGAAAGATAAAAAGAACTAGATGGTTGGTTTTCAGATTGTGGACGGCAAACCTCGTCAGTACTAGCTTCATCGACTGTCTCTCGTTGGGACACGCTCGATGGGACATAAGGTAAAATGCGATAAATACTAGCCCCTTTGATGCCGTTTAATTTAGTACTTGGTACTTTTTCGATAATGCCTAACCCTGCTAGTTTCTTCATTGATCGATAAACCGTCTTTGTGCTTATCTCTAATGCTGCAGCAATAGTACTCGCTTTCAAGTGGCATACACCTGTGTGTTCTAAGCTGTGTGATGCAAGTTTGTAAATGATGGCTCTTTCTGATTCTGTTAAGTCGTAATAGTGAACAGCCATGTGGTCCTCCACACTCTTATCCATATCTGCTATTGAATCGAATGTTATGTATTGTGCTAGGTATTCGAATGTCATTTGTATTCCACCTCATTTCCACGCATAAATAAAATTATTAAATTTCATTATTTATTGATTTGAGTATAAATTATTAAATTTAATAATTCAAGTATTTAATAAAAATTATTTATTAAATTTATGGATTTGTGTATAATGGGATTTAAGGAGAATATAATTAAAGAGGTGAAATCATGGAACTAAAAGTTAAATTAAAAGAAGTGTTAAATGAACGAGGAATGTCACAAGTGGAATTAGCAGAAAAGACAGGATTAACACGTACAGTAATTAGTGAACTCGCTACTAATAGAAGAACCTCAATTAACCGTGAACATATCACCAAAGTTCTACAAGCTCTAGAAATTACCGATTTAAATGAAATGTTTGAGATTAAGTAACAGATAACTAATTAGGGTTGTCTGTTTTTTTGTATGTTGTGGGAATAAATTTGCAAGTACAAAAAAAGACCAGGTACTCAATTTCATTTGAGCACCTGGGATCTCTTTTAAATTAAACAACGTCCTATTTCTTCTAGCCACGTTTTCCCGCCATAAACAACAAAAGTTGTTTCATTACCTTTCACATCAAAAACCTTAATTCTTTGTGAAATAAAAAGATTTAAGCCAAGTTCAGCTCGATCTACATCCTCCAAACTAATTTCCCAATATAAATTAGGGTTAATGTTTAGTGCATGTGCACAAAAAATAAGACGTTGATTTGTTAATAGCAAACGGCCACCATCTGATTTTGTTGCACTATAATAGATATTCGCCATACCTGACCGTACTGGCAGCTCATTTGCACACATCTCAATTTCATGGAAAAAGATCTTTTTATAGGTTGGTTTAAATTCATTTAAATCATATGTTAACTGTTTTGCTTCTGATGTGATGATGTAACTGCCACAGTACTCACATATAGAGTCTTCAGGATTAAAAGTTGCAGCACAGTTTGGGCAGTTTAGGGCTTTAACCATGGCTTCATCGCTCCTAATATGTATTTATTTATAAAGTATACTTTAATTTACTTAATGTACCAATACTTTATAAACCATAGACCAGATACTCATACTCGTATCTGGTCACTCTAACTGACTAATTAATAATTTTTCTACCTGAGTCTTCAAAGCCATATTAGCGTAGCGCAGCACAACATCATTACCAGCTGTAGCTATATGCACGTCACTAAAATACTCTTTTGCACTTCATTAGAACAGACGTTCTTTTTGAATAAGCTTTGATTTGTGAAGAGGAAAAAGCCCATTACCAATTTAGATAACGGGGCTTTGATGTTAAATTTATATTTTAATTTTTTATAAAACTATATACATTTTGGTTAATATGTAATAAAATACTTACATATGAAACATTTAAATTCCGGGAATGATTTACTTTTAGTACTTGAGGCCCTTTCGAACCCCCATCGTTTAAAGATAATAAGTGAATTGTATGGAGGAAGACAATATGTAAGTCAGTTAGCAAGAGAACTTGGAATTAGCAGACCTTTGCTTTACTTGCATCTACAAAAATTAGAGGAGGCGAAACTTATATCAAGCGAAATGGAAATTTTAGACAAAGGTAAAGCAGCGAAGTTTTATACGTTAAACACATTTGAATTTAATATCAATTCAGAACTAATATTTTCACTTGTACCATCTTTAACAATTAAAAAGAAAAATTCATTAAAGGAGTAAGATCATGAGTAATACAGATGTTTTAATTAATAGTTTATTAATGAGTTTCTTAACGCAATTAGTTCCAATCGTTATTATAGCTTTACTAGCTTGGCTTATCCTTTCGAAGATAGCTAAACGTTTTGAAAAACATAATGAAGAACGATTGGCTTTAGAAAAGGAAAACTCTATCTTAATAAATAAGAAATTTGATGAATTAAATGAACGATTAGTAATTATAGAAAAGATGTTAAAGGAAGTTGATTAATTAATCAGTCAAAACCTCTTCCTCTGTTATTTAAAACAATAAAAAATGATACGAATATAGATTTCGTATCATTTTTTGATTGGATTTTTTTATAATTCCTTCAATTCACCAGAAATTTACCAGTTCCAAGGTGTAGTTGCTTTACCATTTTGAAGATGCAATTTTAGCCAATTTGTATTACTAGCTGCACCAGAATAAGCAACATATGTCCATTTTAAAATAGCCTCTGCTGGTTGACTACCTGTTTCTTTAGCGTTAACTACTGTTAGACTATCACCACTTGCATAACCTGTATAAACTTTTAGATAATAACCCTGATTAACATATGTGATATAACTTCCAACGCCATTAACTACAGTGAAATCCGCATAGAACGCTGCAGCAATAGTTAATGTACTTTGATTAATATAAGCATTTTTATAATTTGTATATCCACTTCCTGATGTAATACTACCCCCACTTATACTAAATGGTGATATCATGGCACTGTTTTTTTCTGTATTTGGAACCTCTTCTATTGTTGCTTCAGATAAATCAACAGAAGTGACAGCGATTGAACCATCTTCAAAAACTGCTACATTTTCTGTAACATTATTGGATTCTACAGTATAAGTATTGATTGGTTCTTTGTTTAAATTACTATCTAATAACTCACCATTTGAAACTTTTTCTAACAAATCTCGCTGCGTTTCATTATCTACATGGTATTTATTAAGGAATGATGTCATATAATCAAGTGCTTCTTGAGTAAGTTGAACTTTTTCTTGACTTTCATGATTAATCTCTTCTGCTTGTGCCACATTTGGAAAACCTGCTGACAATAATAATGAAGTAGATAAACAAGTTGCTGCTAAAAATTTCATTTTGCTCATGTATGTAACCCTCTTTTTTTTTGATATAAATATTAATCTGTTAATTTTTAAATTTGATAAAGCAAATATTTTCACAAATTTATGTAAAAATATTTATTTAATTGTCTTACCCTCGAGGTATTTCCATCCTATCACTTCCATTAAAACCATATCAACGATAATTTACCGCCACTTTTTTGGCGGTGATAACAACTTTTTTTGGCGTGGTTATTCTATTTTGCAACAATCACGCCAAATCACGCCAATTAAACCGCCATTTTTTGGCGTGGTTGTTATTTTTGTATAAGAAAAAAATACCAAAAATCATATTTACTATTGACATATACTAAAAAACACAAATAAATAAGTGCTTATTTTATGTTAAAAAATTCACGAAATAGATTGTTGTTAATTAAATGTTATTATGTTAATAAGTAAAGATTAGCTCTACTAATTTAGAAAATTATCGTTGCGCAATGATAATCTTCAATCCTTCAAAATCCCCACTTGTCATAGTTCCTGAATCAAATTTATCAAGCCATGATTTATCAATCACCTTTTTGTCTACGGCTTGTTTAATAAAATCACGTACAGCTGCTTTAGTTGTTGGGTTAGTGAAATTCATAATATCCTCGTCCTTTTCTGTAGGTTTTTCGGTTTCCATTTGATTCATTGCTACTTCAATTCGTTTCAAGAAACTATTCCACCGATCTTCACTTAAAATTCGATGAGGGCAATATTTACCGTTCCAATCCTGATGCTTTTTCACTTTCTCAATGCCCCAACCAAACTGCTTTAACAGTTTGACAATGTATTGAACAGCGTTTTCTTCTGCAACTGCATAACGCAAACCACCACTTTTGCTGTAGCAAATTTCGATACCAATAGAAAGGCGATTACCTTTCTTTAAAGCGTTAGGATCGGTACTACCTCCACCGTCCCCACAATGCCATGCGCTACGGTTGAAGGGAATTGCTTGAATAACCTCTTTATCATCTACAGCAACGTGATAAGAAACCTGATTATTATTGCCAATCATATACGAAATTTCATTTTCTGCTGGTGCATCATTGGCTGTATTGTGTACGGTAATGAACTGTGGTGCCATGGTATATGGAGCCTTCAATGAATACTTATTTGAAGGTAAAAGAGTTTGTTTGAATATGTAGCTCATTTAACCTCACCCTCTCCTGTTTTATCCTTGACGATTGCTAAAATATTTTTAACAAAGTCTGGCATTGGCAAACCCATTTTAGTACCGTTTTCTGTAATTGAAATAAATTCAAGTACACAAAATGCAATGGCTGCTCCATCCCCTGCGTACTCAATGCCAGGAATCACAACGGATAATAAGTAAACCGAACCAACTAGCATTAAGTAATAAATCTTGCGTATGATACCGTTAAATCCTGTACGACTGTTTAAGTTTTGATTGACGACTCCACTCATGATGCCGGTTGCATAATCAATTGCCATGAAACCGATAAGTACCGTCACTGCCATTCCTAGTCCATCAACTGAATATGAAATTATTGTGCCAATCGCTCCACTTACTGCAGCAATCCATTTTTCCATTAGAACACTTCCTCTATGCATAATAAAAAGCTACAGTCATACAAGACTTGTAGCTTTTAAACTTTTATTATTTCTACTTGCGGTAATCCTAAAATTTCTCGATTTTCATCAATACGATCTTTGCCCTTCTCACAGTATTCAGGTTCTAATTCAAATCCAACCCATTTCCGCTTTGTATTGTCACATGCTACTGCAGTAGTAAATCCGCCCATACAATTGTCTAACACCGTATCACCTTCATTTGTATAAGTGCGTACTAGGTATTCAAATAATGCAATTGGCTTTTGTGTTGGGTGCCATGTGCCACTATCTCGAGGAAAATCTACAACTGACTTAGGGAAATTCTTTTTCTTTACGACATAATGCTTATTGTTTAGTGTTTCATTATTTTTCCCCAAGACTTGCATTTTTGGTGAATTCCTAATAACTACTTTAGGTTTAACAAACTCAACACCTTGTGGATTGTAAGTAGGTAGTTTTTTATAAAACACACATACATTCTCGTGATTTTTCATGGGCATTCGATTAGCATTAGGAAACCCCGTTACATGATTGCCTTTCTTCCAAATCCACTCATATCTGAATAACTTAAAATTTGACGCTACTAGCTTGCTAGTAAATGGCTGGCTTGCTGTTAAAACAATTGCCCCATTGTCTTTGATTATTCGCTCATACTGCTCCCATAAAAGATCAAATGGGATTATTGAATCCCACTTACAAGCTGTTGTTCCATACGGCAAATCACATAGAATCATATCAACCGATTTGTCAGGTATGTATTTCATACCTTCCAGGCAATCCATATTGTAAATTGTGTTATTGCAAATTTTCATAGCTTTTTTCCTCCCGATATGTAATAATTGGTATCAGGCAGGAACGTTTGTTCTTATTCTATGATTAGGAGGCTCATTAAAGTGAGCCTCTTTTTTATGTTATTTAATATTCAAATTCCCAAGCGTTTGGGATTTTAGGCATAAAAAATAACGCTAGCTTATGCTGCGTCTACTGTTTTTCGTTATCGAGTAATGTTTGAACAGCTTCTCGCCACAACATCGGCACTTGGTCAACTGTTCGCAAATTCATTTTAATTAAATCCCAATATAGTTTAGCCATTATAAAACCCCCTTGTTTGTTAGTGTTTCTACTAATTCCGCGATAGCAAGTTGATTTTCTATCTTATCCTGTTGCTGCGCTTCCACCGACTCAGCTAATGCTATCTTCAAATCACGGTTTTCATCTCGTAAAATCTCAATTTCAGACTTCGGAATTTCCTCATATTCATACCACATTTCTTTAGTTTGTGGATTGATATACAATCGAGCAATTTTACCGTTATTCTCTGGTTGTGGAACAGCACTTCGTTCAACAAAGATGCCCCCCTCTGCCTCTAATTCCTCCTGTGTTTTCCCAAATCCGTCTGTTGGATGGAACGGGTCATAATGAATACCTTCAACAAACGCTTTAGTTTCTGTAATCTTATAGGTAAATATCACAATCAACATTA